TATTATAGGTTTTATTGCATTTGCAATAATGTGTGTGATTATGATAATAGACTTACTAACTGGTTATACAGGTAAAGATTTGGTAATTAACGAATTTGTATACGATTCTTTTGTATATGTGGTGTTAGGTTGCTTTGGTATAAGCGGTATAGAAAAATTTGCTAAAAAATAAAATTAAATGAGTATATTAAATAAAGTATTTTCAGCTGGAGCTGGCGATCTTGTAAAAAACGTAGGCGGAGTTTTAGATAACTTAACTACAACTAAAGAAGAAAAGCTAGAAGCTGAAAGAAAAATCAAAGATATGATTATGGGTTACGAAGCAGAAATGCAAAAACAAGTAACCGAAAGATGGAAGTTCGATATGAATTCTGATTCGTGGCTTTCAAAAAACATCCGTCCATTAACCTTAATATTTCTTGTAATATCTACAGTGTTGATAATATTTATCGATGCTGGAGCATTACAATTTGAAGTTAAGTCTAGCTGGATAGATTTATTACAATTAGTATTAATAACGGTGATCGGCGCTTATTTCGGCGGACGCTCACTAGAAAAAGTAAAAAAATAAAATTATGGGACAAAATTCAACAGAAGTAGCTTATGGCTTTGGTCAATTTGGATCAACATTTATGAGTGGAGACGGGGCTATATTAGATTTAACTGGAACTACAGCTAAATATTATGTGTGCGCTATAACAATGCTTACAGACGTACAGTTTGGTGGTACAGGAGCTTCAGGTTTAGGTATATTAGATGGTGGACCTAATAATGGTATAGGTACAACGCACTTTGCTTCAGCAGAAGATACACAAACTTTAGACACTGACTGGGGTGCGGCAACTCACGAAGGCGATAATGATAGTGATCTTGTAGTCTTAGATGGTTCTGGCACAACGTTTCCAAAAGGTATAACTATATACGGTATGTATGATTATATAGAATTGCACTCTGGAGATGTTATATGCTACGTGGCACCAAGACCAGATTATAAAGAAAGACTTAGAGCGAAAAAGATAACAACATAATGTTAGGATTAGGTAGTACATTAATAGGAGGAGCGGTTGTATCAGCAGATTTTACAGCTGCTAGCATATCAAGCTTAGATCTTTGGTATGACTTTAGCACTTTAACAGGTTCTGACGGAGATGCTGTTTCTAGTTTTGCTAACGGCGGTGATGCTGGTAGTGATTACAACTTAAGCCAAGGTACAGCTGGTAGAAGACCACTTTTAGAAACAGGAGACATGGCTTTAAATTCTCTTAAATTTGACAACAATGATGACAGGCTATCTTTAGACAATGTTTATGTGACCACTGACCAAACTTTTACTTTTTTTGTAGTTTTTGAAACAGGACAAGCTGGTACTGATATTTTTATGGGCGGTGATAATACCGTAAATAATGAAAACTTTATTTCGTTAGCAGGTGCAAATGGTGTAGCTATACAAACAAGGTTTAACGGTGTTACTGGTGGTGCAAACAACAACACTGTGACAACTAAAACAGACGGAACAGAATCAGGAGGAACAAATGGAGATGGTGATCACACGTTTAGAGAAAATACACCAGAAATAATGGTAATGACAAGAGCCGCTGATGAAGAAATGAGATTTTATAATTTTGAAGGAACTTTAATTTGTACAGAAGACAGTGCTACTAATAACAGCTCTAATACCAACTTTAGAGTTCAAACTATAGGCGCAGATGGTGGAGGTTCTGGCGCACATCAAGGAACAATAGGCGAAATAGGTTTATATAATAAAGTTTTAAGTTCTGGCGAAATATCTAGCTTAACTACTCATTTAGCTTCTAAGTGGAGCGTAACATAAACAATTATTAACAATTAAATTAAATTAAATATGGCAAAAAAAGAAAAGATGGTTGACTTAAAACCAAAAGCAGAAAAAATAACAGACGATCAGTTGAAGATGTTACAAAGTTCTGTAAGTATTATAAATCAAACTCAAATGGAAATAGGTAGATTAGAAACACAAAAGCACAATATGCTACATAATCTAGCTCAAAGCCAAAAAGCTTTAATAGACATGCAAGATAAGTTTAAAGAACAATACGGAACTTTTGATATTAACATAACTGATGGTTTAATAAATTACAACAATGAGCAAACTGATAAGAAAGATTAGTGTAGGCAAAGACTACAAAAACGACGCTATGCACTATTCTGTTGGTCAGGAAGTATATGGTGGACACACTATATGCGATATTATAGAAGAAGAACATAAGTTTTCTATTTATATTAAAAAAAACAAAGATGTTCTACCTTGGAAAGACTTTAACAAAAACATGGCTGTTTCTGTAGAGTATAATTTAGAATACTAATGCGTAGCGTTTACAACTTTGTTGTAACACCAAAAGGCGACAGGTATAACAACAAAAAGAAAATAGGTGGTTCGGAGTTAATTATTAATACTGAAATATACAATCATCAATACGTTAATAGAGAGGCTGTTGTTGTTTCAACTCCAATTGTTGGTGAGACAAACATTAAGGTTGGTGATACTGTTATTGTGCATCATAATGTTTTTAGAAGGTGGCATAATCAATACGGTATAGAAAAAAATAGTAGAAGTTATTTTAATGATAATACTTATTTAATAAATCACGATCAAATCTTTTTGTATAAAAAAAACAAAAAGTGGATTACACCAAAAGGCTACTGTTTTGTTAAACCTTTAAAAGCCGTAAATAAATTTAACACTGAACGTGAAAAACCTCTACAAGGTATAGTTAAATACTCAGATGGAACAGTTGATGTTGATGACTTGATAGGTTTTACACCAAACAGCGAATATGAGTTTATTATTGATAACGAAAAATTATATAGAGTTTTATCTAAATTTATTACAATTAAATATGAATACCAAGGAAACGAAGAAGCGTATAATCCAGGCTGGGCACAAAGCGGTTGAAGAACTAATTAAAGTGGCTAAAGAAGCTATTGTGGATAGCGATGAAGACATATCAGCCGATAGATTAAAAAACGCAGCAGCTACTAAAAAGTTAGCTATATTTGATGCGTTTGAAATATTAAACAGAATCCAAGAAGAAGAAAACATATTAGAAGGTAAACAACCTGAAGAAAAAAAAGAGCGAGTGTTTAAAGGATTTGCAGAAGGAAGATCTAAGTAATGTACGAGCAAAGTTTATATAAAATAATAGAACCTGTAAAAAAGACCACCATAAGTAGGCTTAACAAAGGTAAAAAGTGGAAGTACGGCTACAACAAAGAACACGATTTAGTTGTTATTTCTAAAACTGGACAAATAGGTGATATATATGAAATACAAGGTTTAGCTATAGCTTTACCAAAACAACCTAAACTGGTTTTTAAACACGAGAAAAACAAATGGGTGAAGTTAGATCAACCTAAAGAAATAAGTAAACTAAAAACTATATTTGACTGGAGATTATATCCAGAAGAATCAAAAGAACAGTGGTACGATTATATAGACGAAGAATTTAAACGAAGAGAAGAAGGTTTTTGGTTTACAAATAAAAACAAACCAACATACATAACGGGTACACATTACATGTATTTACAATGGAGTAAAATTGATGTAGGTGCTCCTGACTTTAGAGAAGCTAACAGGTTGTTTTATATATTTTGGGAAGCTTGTAAAGCTGATAAAAGGTGCTACGGTATGTGCTATTTAAAAAATAGACGTAGTGGTTTTTCTTTTATGTCTTCTGCAGAAACAGTTAATTTAGCCACTATATCAAGTGATAGTAGATATGGGATACTTTCTAAAACTGGTAGCGATGCTAAAAAAATGTTTACAGATAAAGTTGTTCCTATATCAGTTAATTATCCTTTTTTCTTTAAACCGATACAAGATGGTATGGATAGACCTAAAACAGAGTTAGCCTACAGAGTACCAGCTAGTAAGTTTACACGAAAGAAAATAACAGACAACGTTAAACTTGAAGAACTAGAAGGTTTAGATACAACCATAGACTGGAAAAACACGGGTGATAATAGCTATGATGGTGAAAAACTAGCGCTATTAGTACACGATGAAAGTGGTAAATGGGAAAGACCTGATAATATATTAAACAACTGGAGAGTTACAAAAACATGTTTGAGATTAGGTAGTAGGATTATTGGTAAGTGTATGATGGGTTCTACTAGCAACGCTCTTGATAAAGGTGGAAACAATTTTAAAAAATTATATTATGATTCAGATGTCACGAAAAGAAATAGAAATGGACAGACAAAGAGCGGTTTATACTCTTTGTTTATCCCAATGGAGTGGAACTATGAAGGATTTATTGATGGATTCGGACTTCCTGTTTTTACTAACCCAGATCATGACGTTGTCGGACCAGATGGAGAATTAATAGATGTTGGTGTAATAGATCATTGGCAAAATGAAGCAGAAGGTTTAAAGTCAGATCAAGATGCTTTAAATGAGTTTTACAGACAATTTCCAAGAACCGAAGAGCACGCGTTTAGAGACGAAACAAAAAACAGTATATTTAATTTAGTAAAAATATACGAACAAATAGATTATAACGAAGAAATGTCAAGAACACTTGGTGTTTCTGTAGGTAACTTTCAGTGGGTTAACGGTATTAAAGACACACAAGTTATTTTTTATCCCGATCCTAAGGGAAGATTTAAAGTAAGTTGGATACCACCAACTCATTTACAAAACAAAATTGTAATAAAAAACGGTATAAAATATCCTGGTAACGAACACGTGGGTGCATTTGGTTGTGACTCGTACGACATATCAGGAACCGTAGATGGTCAAGGTTCTAAAGGAGCGTTACACGGCCTAACTAAATTTAGCATGGAGGACGCTCCTGCAAACAGCTTCTTTTTAGAATACTTATCACGACCACCTACGGCAGAAATATTTTTCGAAGATGTGTTAATGGCTTTAGCCTTTTACGGTATGCCAATACTAGCGGAAAATAACAAACCAAGACTTCTTTACTATTTAAGAAGAAGAGGTTATAGAGGGTTTAGTATGAACAGACCTGATAAAGTTTGGAACAAGTTGTCTTCTTCAGAAAAAGAAGTAGGCGGTATACCAAACTCAAGTGAAGACATAAAACAAGCTCACGCTGCTGCTATTGAAATGTATATACAAAATCATGTTGGCGTTAAAACAAATGGTGATATAGGTGACTTGTATTTTAATTCTTTATTAAACGATTGGGCTAAATTTGATATAAACAAAAGAACTAAGTTTGATGCTACTATAAGTTCTGGTTTAGCTATAATGGCGTGTAACAGACATTTGTACGCTCCTAACGCTAAAATTGAAAAACCTAAATTAAACATAAATATTGCTAGATATAAAAACACAGGCAATACATCTAAAATAATAAAATAAATATGGCAAATTACGGTGTAAAAAGTTATTTTCCAAGTCAAGCTGTTAGTGATCTTGAAAAGATGAGCTATGAATACGGTTTAAAAATAGCTAAAGCTATAGAGTCTGAGTGGTTTCATCACGACAGAAACAATAATAAGTACCTTAACAATTTAAATGATTTTCACAAACTAAGGCTTTACGCTAGAGGAGAACAATCAATACAAAAATATAAAGATGAGTTATCTATAAATGGTGATTTGTCTTATTTAAATTTAGACTGGACGCCTGTACCTATTATACCTAAGTTTGTAGATATAGTGGTTAACGGTATCGCGGAAAGAACTTACGATATAAAAGCTTACTCTCAAGATCCTTATGGCGTACAAGAACGCACAGAGTACATGGAAGGTATTATGAACGATATGCAGATGAAAGAGTTTGACGCGGTCGCTGCTGAAAGATTAGGTATAAACACTAGAGAAAGTGAAATGAAGGTTTTGCCAGAATCACCAGAAGAGTTAAGATTACATATGCAGCTTAACTATAAGCAAGCTGTAGAAATGGCAGAAGAACAAGCTATAAATGTTTTAATGGATGGTAATAATTACGAGTTAATAAAAAAGAGATTTTATTATGATTTAACTGTTTTAGGTATTGGTGCTGTTAAAACTTCGTTTAACACATCAGAAGGCGTTACTATAGATTACGTTGATCCTGCTGACTTAGTTTATTCTTATACAGATTCACCTTATTTTGAAGATTTGTATTATGTTGGAGAAGTTAAGTCTATACCTGTTAATGAACTAGTTAAACAATTTCCTTTTTTAACAGAAAGTGAAATAGAAGAATTACTTAAAAATAAATATTATAATAGAAACAATTATAAAAGTAGATATTCCGCGAACAAAGAAGATAACAATAAAGTACAAGTTTTGTATTTCAATTACAAAACTTACATGAATGAAGTTTACAAAGTTAAAGAAACAGGAACAGGTGGTGATAAAGCTATAGAAAAAGACGATACATTTGATCCGCCGGTAAACAAAGAAGGTGGATACGAAAAATTATTAAGATCTGTAGAGGTTTTGTATGAAGGAGCTGTGGTTTTAGGTACTGATAAATTACTTAAGTGGGAAATGGCTAAAAACATGATGAGACCTAAAAGTGATTACACTAAGGTGAAAATGAACTATAACATAGTTGCTCCTAGAATGTACGATGGTAGAATAGAATCTTTAGTTAAAAGAATAACCGGCTTTGCTGACATGATACAGTTAACGCATTTAAAGCTACAACAAGTTATGTCGCGTATGATACCTGATGGTGTTTACTTAGACGCCGACGGTTTAGCTGAAATAGACTTAGGTAACGGAACTAATTATAATCCACAAGAAGCACTTAACATGTTTTTTCAAACAGGTTCTGTTATAGGTAGATCTTTTACCAGTGAAGGTGATTTAAACCCTGGTAAAGTACCAATACAAGAAATAAGAAGTAATAGTGGTGGTGCTAAACTACAAAGTTTAATTCAAACTTACAATTACTACTTACAGATGATAAGAGATGTAACTGGTTTAAATGAAGCTAGAGATGGTAGTATGCCAGATAAAAACGCTTTAGTAGGTGTACAAAAACTAGCGGCTGCTAATTCAAACACAGCAACAAGACATATATTACAGTCAGGTTTATTTTTAACAGCTGAGATCGCTGAGTGTTTGTCGCTAAGAATATCTGATATATTAGAATATTCACCAACAGCTGATGCGTTTATACAAGCAATAGGTTCACATAATGTAGCAACATTAGATGAGATGAAAAACTTACACTTGTATGATTTTGGTATATTTATAGATTTAATGCCAGATGAAGAAGAAAAAGCTATATTAGAAAATAATATTCAAATGGCGCTTCAACAAAAAAGTATAGAACTTGAAGACGCTATTGATATTAGAGAGATAAAAAATTTAAAGCTAGCAAATCAACTTTTAAAAATAAGAAGAGGTAAAAAAGAAGAAAAAGACAGGCGTATGCAAATGGAAAACATACAAGCTCAAGCTCAGTCTAACGCACAGGCAGCTCAAGCTGCAGCGCGATTAGATATTCAAAAAGCTCAAGCTAAAGCGCAAACTGAAGCTCAGTTATCTCAAATGCAAGCACAGCTTGAAGCGCAAAAAATGGCGCAAGAAGTTGAAGCTAAAAAACAATTAATGGCTTTAGAGTTTCAATACAACATGCAACTAAAAAACATGGAAGTTGAAGGTTTAAAGACTAGAGAAAAACAAAAAGAAGATAGAAAAGACGAGCGAACTAAAATACAGGCTACGCAGCAATCAGAACTTATTGATCAAAGAAAAACAGGTAAACCACCTAAAAGCTTTGAGTCAGCAGGTAATGATATAGTGGGTGGTGGTTTCAGTTTAGAAGCCTTTGAGCCGAGATAAAAAAATTATTAACTATTATTATATTATATTATGGCAAAAACCAAAAAAGAAGAGGTGGCTCAAGAAGCTAAACCTCAAGAACAACCTAAAGAAAACGTTACTAAGGTTGATCTAAGTAAATTTGAAAGTAAAGACGACGATAATGTTGTCAAAGTAGATTTAAGTAAAACACAAAAAACAGAAGAAGATGCCGTTCAGAAGCAAAGCACAGATGAGGTTCCTGTTCGCGACGAATCCGAAACTAGCGAAAAAGTGGTCGAAGAAGTCGTCGAAGAAACAGATAAAAAACCTACCGAACAAAAAGAAGAAAAAAAGGAAGAAGTAGTTTTAGAAGAAATTACAAGTGAAGAGGTTGAAGAAAAAGTAGAAGAGTTAGAAGAAAAAATAGAAGAAGCTGTAGAAAAGGCAGAAACCGAAGGAAAACCTTTACCAGAAAACATAGAAAAGCTGATGAAGTTTATGGAAGAAACTGGTGGTGATTTACAAGACTACGTAAGATTAAATCAAGATTATAGCAAGTTAGATGATAAACAAATTGTTTACGAACATTACAAACAAACAAAACCTCATTTAACTAACGAAGAAATAAACTTTCTTATAGAAGATTCTTTTTCGTACGATGAAGAAATAGACGAAGAAAGAGACATTAAAAGAAAAAAACTAGCGTATAAAGAGCAAGTTGCCAGCGCTAGGGCCTATTTAGACGGGCAAAAGTCTACGTACTATGAAGAAATTAAAGCTGGTTCAAAGCTTACGCCTGAACAACAAAAAGCTATTGATTTTTTCAACAGGTACAACAAAGAGTCTGAAGAGACAAACAAAGTTGTAAAACAAAATCAAAACGTTTTTAATAAAAAAACTAACGATTTATTTAATGCTAATTTTAAAGGTTTTGAATATAACGTTGGTGATAAAAAGTTTAGGTTTAACGTGAAAAACTCACAAGATGTAAAGGAAGCTCAAAGTGATCTTAACAAGTTCGTCTCAAAGTTTGTTGACGAAAACAAAACTTTAAAAGATGCTAAAGGCTACCACAAGTCTTTGTTTACGGCTATGAACGCTGACGCTATAGCAAAACATTTCTACGAGCAAGGTAAAGCAGATGCTTTAAAAGACAGCATAGCTAAATCTAAAAACATAGACATGAACCCTAGGCAGTCTCATGGAGAGATAAATGCTGGTGGTGTAAAAGTTAGAGTGTTAGGCGATACATCTTCAGATTTTAAATTTAAAATCAAAAACAATAAATAACAATTAAAAATTTAAAATTATGGCAATAACTGCAGGAGGTAGTTTAAATAGTGTGCCTTCTCCACAGAAGCAAGCACTAAATAATAACTACATCGATTTTACGTCAACAGGTTCGAATAGTGCGAACTGGGGACAACAATACCTGCCTGACTTAATGGAAAAAGAAGCTGAAGTGTTCGGTACAAGAACTATTTCTGGTTTCTTATCACAAGTTGGTGCAGAAGAAGCTATGACATCTGATCAAGTTGTTTGGTCTGAACAAGGTAGATTACACTTAGCTTACACATGCTCTATGATTGACGCTGACCAAGGAATTGGTGGTGATAATCCGGGTTGTGAAATTGAAATATTACTAGATATGGATGGTCAAGATCCAGGAACTAACCACGGTATACGTGTAAACGATACTGTAATCGTTGCTGGTGGAACTGGTCAAACTTTCAAAGGTATCGTAACACAAGCGTCTGCTGGTTCAACTAACATAGAGGTTGTTCCTTATGATGCTAATGACTCTGTCATTGCTGATGGTACTGACAACTGTACTATTATGGTTTACGGTTCTGAGTTTGAAAAAGGTAGATCTTACTTAACAGCAGATGGTTATACTGATGCTGGTGCTTATGGTACAGCTACTGATCAAAGAGGAGCTAACGAACCTAAGTTTCAAACTTTTACTAACAAACCAATTATCTTAAAAGATTACTACGAAGTATCAGGTTCTGACGCTTCTAGAATTGGTTGGGTTGAAGTTACTTCTGAAGGTGGTGCTTCTGGGTACTTATGGTACTTAAAAGCTGAAGCTGACACAAGAGCTAGATTTACTGATTATTTAGAAATGGCAATGATTGAAGGTGTTAAAGCTTCAGGAACAAACGACGCTGATTTAATTCTTGGTGGTAACGGTAACGAAACTGGTACTGAAGGTTTATTTTCTGCTATTGAAACTAGAGGTAACTTAACTTCTGGTATTACAGGTGTTAACGCTGCTACTGATTTAGCTGAATTTGACGCAATACTTGCTGAATTTGACAAGCAAGGTGCTATTGAAGAAAACATGATGTTTGTTAATAGAACTACTAGTTTAGCTATGGACGACATGTTAGCTTCTATGAATTCTTATGGAGCTGGTGGTACTTCTTACGGAGTATTTAACAACTCTGAAGACATGGCACTTAACTTAGGTTTCTCTGGTTTTAGAAGAGGTTCTTACGACTTCTATAAATCTGACTTTAGATACTTAAACGATTTTGCTACTAGAGGAGCTATAAACGCTGTTGCTGGTGCAAGCGCTATCAGAGGGGTTATTATCCCAGCTGGTACGTCTTCAGTTTATGATCAACAAGTTGGTGCTAGTATGAGACGTCCTTTCTTACATGTAAGGTATAGAGCTTCTCAAACAGATGACAGAAGATTCAAAACTTGGGTTACAGGTTCTGTTGGTGCTGCTACATCTGCTTTAGATGCAATGCAAATTCACATGTTATCAGAAAGATGCTTAATCGTACAAGGTGCGAACAACTTTATGTTAATGAAGTAAGCATTTAACTTAGATAAAAAGGGCGTCATGCATGTAAACGCTCTACGCCCTTTTTATTTTTTTATTAATTTTATTATATATTATATTATGGAAAAGAAAAAAGAAACAAAAAAAAAGGTAGAGGTACCTGTTGTTGAAACACCAGTTGTTGAAGCAACAAAACCTAAAAAAGTTGAACTTAAAAAAGTTGAACCTAAAAAAACTGATTGGGAAATAAAAAATAGAGTTTACTATTTAAAAGGAAACAAAAAACCGCTTAGTAGATCTATAAGAGCTTCTAATATTTATTATTTTGACGAAGAAAAAGGCTATGAAAGAGAGTTAAAATACTGTGTAAATCAAAAAACTCCTTTTGTTGACGAAATGAAAGGCGATCAAAGATTAGAACACGTTGTTTTTAGAAACGGTGCTTTGTATGTAGAAAAAGAAAAAACTACACTACAAAAGCTTTTATCCTTATATCATCCACATAGAGACAAACTTTATTATGAATATAATCCAGTTAAAGAAGCTAGTGATGAAATACAAGATTTAGAATTAGAGGCAGATGCTATTTTAGCAGCTAGAGATATGAATATTGAAATGGCTGAAGCGATAATGCGTGTAGAGATCGGCTCTAAAGTATCTAAAATGAGTTCTAAGGAGCTTAAAAGAGATTTATTAATATTCGCTAGAAAAAATCCTGTTTTGTTTTTAGAGTTATCTAAAGATGACAATGTTCAACTTAGAAACTTTGGTATTAAAGCTACTGAGTTTAAAATTATTAAATTATCAAAAGATCAAAGACATTTTTTATGGGGATCTAATGATAGAAAAATAATGACAGTTCCTTTTGACGAGCATCCATATACTGCTTTAGCGCATTGGTTTAAAACTGATGAAGGTATGGAAATTTACAAAAATATTGAAAAAAGATTAAATAATTAATCACACCGTAGTGGTATTCGCCCTTCGGGGCGATTACTAACTACAATTAAAAACAAATTATGGTATCAGTAAACACAGTGTATCAAACAGTATTAGCGCTAGCTAATAAAGAACAAAGAGGCTACATAACTCCACAAGAGTTTAATTTACATGCTAACCACGCTCAGCTAGACATATTTGAGCAATACTTTTATGATTTAAATCAATTTAAAAGAGTACCAGGTAACCAAAGCAGTTATGCTGATATGACAGATTTAATAGAAGACAAAATACAAGTGTTTAAAAGAGGTGAAGATAATATTACTAATGGCGTGAACTTAAGCGCTTTAAGCACAGATCTGTACAGAATATCAGGTGTTACTTACGACACTGATAGTGGTGTTAAAGTTTTAGAAAGAATAAAATACGAAGATTATCGTAAAATAAACCAAGCGCCTTTAACTAAACCTACAGCTAGTAGACCTGTATATTGGATAAAAAATGAAAAAATATTTTTTGCTCCTGATTTAGGTACATTTCAAATACGTTATATAGTTAAACCAACACCTCCTAAATGGACATACATTGTTGTTAATGAAAAACCTTTATACAATCACGGTGCTAGTGACAGAAACGATTTTGAGTTACACCCATCAGAACAAACAACTCTTATAATAAAAATTCTAAAATTATCTGGTGTTACTATAAAAGATAACAATTTAGTTTCAATAGCAGCACAAGAAGAAGTAAAAAATATTCAACAAGAAAAATCATAAATAAATGGGATTATTAGACGGTACAAATCAACAAGAATATTACACAGGAAACGACTTTGGCGGTTATCAGTTTGTTTCTTTAGAAGACATCATAAATCAGTTTATGATTATTTATGTTGGAGAAGATAAATTAATATCTAGAGCTAGAAGATTAGATGTTGCTTTTCACGCTCAAAGAGCCTTAGCTGAATTATCATTTGACACTTTTAAATGCACTAAATCGCAAGAAATAACATTGCCTGATTCTTTAACTATGATGCTACCGCAAGACTACGTTAACTACATAAGTTTATCTTGGTTAGATGATTCAGGTATACAACACACTTTATATCCAACTAGCAAAACATCAAATCCAACACCTATATTACAAAACGATGATGGAGATTATGCTTTAACAGCTGTTGGTACTTTAGTAGATGGTTCTAGCAGTATAACTTTAAACAGCGAGTATAAAAATGTTTTAGTTGGTATGTTAGTGTCTAGTCCTAATATACCTGCTGGATCTATAGTTGCTAGTACAGCTAACGCTAGTAGTATTACAACTATAACAATTACTGATGCTAACGGCACAGACGCTTTAGCTACTTATTCTGGTGATGAAACTTTAACGTTTACACCACAAGATGATTCTTTAATAATAGAAGAAGAGTCTGCTTTTATTTTAGAAAATGCAACTTGGTCTGTAAATGAAGATAAAATAACTCAATCACCAAATACAGGCGTTTCAGATATTAAAGTTGGCATGTTGGTTTCTCACAAAGATTTTCCGCAAGGCACAACTGTTGTTGATGTTAACGGCGCTGTTATTACTACTTCCAGCGCGGCTACATTAGCTTCTACTAGTACTACTAACGAAGTAACTTTTGTTTCAGCCAACGGTAACTCTACCACTTGGAACACTTACAAGGGTGCAACGCCAGCAGAAAATCAAAAAGATGATTTTAACTATGATGACGATAACTACGATTTAAACATAGGTCAAAGATACGGTATACACCCGCAACACGCTCAAATAAATGGTTCTTTTTATATAGATGAAATTAGAGGAAAAATAAACTTTTCATCTAATATTTCTGGAAAAAATGTAATATTAAAATATATAAGTGACAGTTTAGGTACTGATGATGAAATGAAAGTTCATAAATTTGCTGAAGACGCCATGTACAAACACATACTATGCGATGTTATGTCTGCTAGAAGAGGTGTTTCATTTGGTGCTTTAAGACAATACAAGAAAGACAAGTTTGCTGCTGTTAGAAAAGCTAAATTAAGATTATCAAATATTAAAATAGAAGAAATAACTCAAATACTTAGAGGCAAATCTAAGTGGATAAAACACTAAAATATGCCAGAAATTAAAAACAGTTTCACTCAAGGTAGAATGAATAAAGACTTTGATGAGAGACTTATACCTAACGGACAATATAGAGACGCTCTAAATATACAAGTTTCAACATCTGAAGAGTCAAATATTGGAACAGTGCAAAATATATTGGGTAACGAAAGAGTTGAAAATTTAATTCCTGCTTCTGAAAATTATAAATGTATCGGTAGTATCGCCGACGAAAAAAACAATAAATTATACTGGTTTGTAACTAAAAAAAGCGCACCTAGAGTTGACGCTATAGTTGAATATAGAAAAGGTTTTGATGCTAAGCTTGTTTTGGTTGACAATAAAGCAGGTACAGTTGATGCAATATTAAAGTTTCCTGATAATATAATAACAGGTATAAACTTAATAGAAGACATGTTGTTTTGGACAGACAACATAAACGAACCTAGAAAAATAAACATAGAAAGATGTAAACAAGGAACTAGCGGTACATTAAACAACCCAGTACACACAAAGTTGTTTGTTAACGGTGCTATAGTTCAAGAAAACAACACAGATGTTGATTTAACAGAAGATCATATTACTGTTATTAAAAAAAGACCTACTAAGGCTCCTACTGTAAATGTAAACACGGTTTCTGGTGATGTTGAAGATCCTTTATTTGAAAAAACTTTTTCAAGGTTTGCTATAAGATATAAATACGAAGATAACGAGTACTCTGCTTTTAGTCCTTTTACTGATATAGTTTTTAGTGCTAAATATAAAGAAGGTTACGATAAAGATAATTCTTTTTCTATAGAAGAGCCATACAATACAGCCATGCTTAACAGTATAAAATCTATAGAGCTAAGCGATTTTGTCGCACCTGATATACCTAAAGATGTTGTTCAAGTGGATATACTTTATAAAAAAGAAGATTCACCTATAGTTTACTCTATAGCTAGTATAAAAAGCACCGACGATGAATTTACAGATGATGGTTCTTCATCTGCTTCTAATTTTAAAGGAAAATATACAGTAGAAAAAGAAAACATTTATGCTGCTGTTCCAGAATCACAACTGTTAAGGCCTTGGGATAATGTACCTAGAAACGCTTTAGCTCAAGAAATAACTGGAAGCAGATTAATATACGGTAACTATATTCAAAACTATGATTTAGGTGTAGATGAAAACAACAATGTTATAACACCTTCGCTAGATGCTGGTTTTGGTTTAAGAAATAATAATGATAATTTTTACGATGCAGGTTTACCTTCGTTAAAATCGCAAAGAAACTACCAGCTAGGTGTTGTGTTTGGCGATAAATACGGCAGAGAAACACCTGTTTTTTCTTCTACAGATTCAGCTATACGTATACCTTGGGAAGATTCAAATTTAGGTAAATGTGCTAGTACTTCTTTACAGCTTCAGGCTAATCTTACCTCAAGTGTTCCAGCTTGGGCAGACTACTATAAATTTTACGTAAAAGAAACTTCAGGCGAGTATTACAACTTGGTCATGGATAAAGCTTATGTACCTACTTCGGATATAGATGAAGAAGAAGAGTATGGCCATATTTGGATGTCTTTTCCTTCTTCTGATAGAAACAAAATAACGGAAGAAGATTTTTTAATATTAAAAAAGAAAATAGGTGTAGGTGAGCAGCAAATACAAACTGATAATAAATACAAAATTATTGATGTAGCTAATAATGCACCTGATTCTATAAAATACAAATACGTTGGATTAGGATCAGTGTCTAACACTGACGGTAGTGACACTACACAGTTAACAGATGATATTTTAACTGAATCAGCTAACAGAATAGATAAACAAGTAGACACTTTAATTGTAGATAAAACAAACTGGGAAACAGAAACTAGCGCTGAAATTTTTTCTAATATTCAAGACACTTATGTTTCTTGGGTTAAAACAACAGGTACGGCACCTAATAAAATAACACAAGCTTCAAAAAGATATAAAATAGCTTCACAAAAAACAGGTACATATGATTTCAAACTAGAAGAAAAAATATCTGAAAAAGACGCCGCTCTAGCTGCGCACGCTACAGACTCTACTTTACTTGATGCTGATATAACTTTTAAAATAGAAAGAAAACAGTTAAAAGACATGGACGAGTTTTCAGGTAGATTTTTTGTTAAAGTTGTGGCTGATGATACTGTAAATTCAAATATAGAAAATAGTGTAACTACAGAGTTGTTAGATAATCATGTTGTTGTTGCTCAAAGAGACACTTTTTGGTTTGCTGATACTAGAGCTACAACAGCTAACGATGAAGATACTGGTATAGTTAATTCTTTAGGTTTAGGAACTATACCTACTGGTACCGATGCTATTACCGCTAAAAACGGTGCTGTAACGCCTTTAACTAACACAGCTACAGCTTGGGGAACTTTAGAAACTTATGTAAACAATAAGTTTTTTATAGATAGCATGTATTTTTGTGCTGGACAAAATTCACCTAACAATTACGCTAGAGACGCTGGTAGTATTTTCAGAGGAACAACTAATCAATACGCGGGTATAGAGTGGACTAATAGAATACAAGAATTTTCTGCTTCTAACGACGCTTACGCTCAAGGTATAAATTCTGGTGGTCATAGATGGTGGCCATTTGATTTTGACGACAACAACGCGGCAATACCTCACACAAGCGTTATTGTAACTAACGAAGATCCAACTGTAAACATTAACGGTATGGATGGTTTTGTTAAAACCTCTGAAGGTTCACCACTTGTTAGTGACGATGGTTTTAAAAGATGGAGAAAAGAAGGGCCTTTAGCTACGGTTGGTTTTCCTAACGCTGATTATTCTTTTGATGAAACATACGGGCCTAATGATGGTAGAGAAAGGTATTTTATACATTTATCGTTTTTAGCACCAGGTGCTGATTTAGTTCCTGACGCTATAGATATAGATGGTGCTACTTTAAAAGGTAACAGTAGTTTAGCTGTACACTTACAAGGTATTTGGGGAGGTGGTGTATTTTGTAACGAAACAGGTACTAAATTAGGAGATTCTAGCGATCGTATAATAGAATTTGAAGGTAACTACAATGACGATAATGATCCTGTTAGAAATTCACCTGGGCCTGGTTTTGGTCAAGGTTACAATGAATCTTATACCGAACTACACAACAATCAATGGAATCCAGCTTATCCAGCTAGCAGAGATGAGGACGGCTTAATACAAGATTTTGTATCTAATATAGCCGTAGGTAACAGATTTAAGTTTGATGGCGACACAGACGAAACTGTTTATACAATATTATCTAAATCAATTAAAAAAATATATAATCACACTCCATGGAGAAAAAGAAAAATATACGATGGCACTAGCTTTGTTTTTGGTGGTGACAGTGTAGAAGAGGCGGCTGTTACTTGGGCCGCTAACGCCGATACTAATGGTACACCAGCTGACACATCTGGTAACACTGAGCATGAAGATTTAGAAGAAAAAATTAAAGAATTTGGTCAAGCTGACAACAGAAGAATATGTTATATTATAGAAGTAGACAAAGATCCTACAGATCAAACTTATAACCCTTTAGGTAATGCTGACGTTGACACGGCACTTAGTATACAGTTTGTTGAAAGTGATTCTAGAATATTATCTGGAAGTGTATCAAGGCAATCAGCTATATGGGAAACAGAAGCTAAAAAAGAAACTGATTTAAATATATATTACGAGGCCAGTGACGCTATACCAACTAATTTAACTTTACAAAACAATGAAGTTTTTGCGCCTATTGGCTGTGTGGTAGACTTTTTTGATATACCACAAGCTAAAAATGGTGCTACTAATATACTGGAAGATGTTTTGCTAGACTCTTGGGATTCTGCTACAGAAATAACGCTAAGCCCTGGGTTTAACCAATTTGATTCTAGCAATACAGCTATAGAGTATAGAGGTTCACAACTAAGGTTTTACAAAAAAGATGGCAGTTATGTTACAGCTAGAGTTTCACCAGAAGACACGGCTTACGATGATTTAGACGCTGGAGACAATGTTACTAAGTTTGTTGTAACAGATATTGTTAACCCTGAATTTGAAGTAGGTTTAAGCTGGTATAATTGTTTTACTTTTGGTAACGGTATAGAGTCTGATAGAATAAGAGATGGTTTTAATGAAATGCAAATAACTAATGGAGCTAAAGCTTCATCAACAACAGAAGAGCCTTATCAAGAAGAGCATAGAAAACATGGCTTAATATATTCAGGTATATACAACTCTAACTCTGGTTTAAATGAATTAAATCAGTTTATAATGGCTGATAAAATAACAAAAGATTTAAACCCTACTTTTGGTAGCATACAAAAGTTGTTTCAAAGAAGAACAAGTTTAATTTCTTTTTGTGAAGACAGAGTTGTTCAAATACTTTCAAACAGAGACGCTTTATTTAACGCTGATGGTAACCCTCAATTAATATCATCAAGCGCTGTACTAGGTGATGCTACTCCTTTTATAGGTGACTACGGTATATCAAGAAACCCAGAATCTTTTGCTAAAGAATCTTATAGAGCTTATTTTACAGATAAACAAAGAGGCGCTGTTTTAAGGTTATCTAATGATGGGCTAACGCCAATATCTGATGCTGGTATGCATGATTGGTTTAGAGATAACTTAACTAGCGCTGGATTTTTAATAGGTACCTATGATGAATATAAAAAAGACTACAACTTAACTTTATCTAGGCCTATACTACAAAACTTATTAGTTAACGCTGACGTATCAGCAGGTGTTGCTGTAGAAGAAACTATACCTTTGCCAGAATTTATAATAGACGGCGGTATAAACAACGGTGATCCTGTAAATTTACCTGTTATAGATGAAACAAACATGTCTATCGTTAATGAAGAAATAGAAACAACTACTGATATTGTTAATTACTCGGCTATAGATGCTGGAACTTTACAAAGTTTTGTAGCTGAAATACCTGCTGTAGCCCCGATTGACCCTGTTTTTGAGCAAGGAATTAGTAGCATAAACACAAGCGGTACACCTTATTCTGCTACAGCTTATGATGGTACTGGTTTTAATGTGTTTTCCAACAATTACAAAACTTTAGCTCAAGGTGGTACCACTAACGGTAACCCGTTTGAAGATTTCACAGGTGACACACCGACGGCTAGATTAAGAAGAAGAAATTATACTGGTGATGACAACAATAATAGTTACTTGAGTAATCAAAACAGCCCAGATTCTAATATAGATGGGCCTATAGGCTCTAACAATTATGTAAATTATACCGTTGGTGGTGGCGATTATGATGTTGCTTTTGGAAGCGGAAGTGTAACTAGCGACAACAACAAAGGTAACGTTCACTACAACACAGACACTCCAGGTGGTTTTTTAGGAATAATATTTAGACATGAATATTCAAACCATCAGTTGGGTAAAGGTAACGACTTTAGAACTACAGGCAACAATGATGGTTCCAGTTGGTTAGAGTTTCCTAGAGATTACGACGATGATAATGAAGCGGTACCGGCAGATGTTTTAGCAAAGTTTACTACAGCAAAAAACAACACTATATTTAACGGTGAAGAATTAGAAATACAATTTAGAATTAGAACAAGACAAGATGGTTTAGATAGATCAAACACTAACGATCGTTTTGGTGGTTTTGAAATAACACTTTTTGATGGTCAAAATCAAGTAGCTAACAGTATAATACATAATCCTGGCGCGGCTGTTTCAACTATATCAGATCCTTTTAGTGAAACGTTACATACGCCTGAAGATACTGGCAACGATATAGATGATTCTGGTGCGTTACATTTAGGTTTTCAAGATGACTCTCAAGTTCAATTTGCAGACGTAAGACTAAACAACGAAAATTATAATCATAAATGTTATTTTAAATTTAAAGACACAAGCTTGGTAGACGCTAACGGTAACTTAAAAGACGGTATAGTGATTGAAAATCTTATAATAAGATTAAGATTTAAAACATCTGATCACGATGAAGATCAGGCTTACACTTTAAGAGACTTTACCGCAAGAAAAATATTTAGATTAGCTGAGCCTGGTGTTGAAGAGGTTATTAACGAACCTGAGATACAGGCTTTTCCACCTGTAGACATACCAGCTTACACACAAGTAACGCATAATTCTATTGTTGGTTGGAACTCTGCTACCAGTGGAGTTGTTTTTAATCCTACAGCTATATCAACTTACGGCAACGATACAGGTGCTCCGACATCTCAAACTTATGTTACATCACAAGTACCTTTAACTACAGCTACAGCTTTAATACCTCCTGGTTTTGATTTAAACACAGGTACAGGTGCTCCAGCAGCGTTAAATTTTAGTGACGGCGCTTACACTACAGACGATAAATTTGATATAGACGCCACAAGCAACGATGTTATTATTAATCAAGTTTTAGCAACGCCTTATGTGGTAGGTAATTTTTACTTACTAGACTTATATTGTGACACAGCCGCTATAACAGGCGAAGCCTTAGTCCACGGTGTTGCACCTAGCTCTGGTGTTGCGCAAGGGGATCAATTAGATGATCATTTTGGAACAGTTTACATCAACAACAATATAAACAGTATAAAGTTGGTTTCAACCACTAGAACATCATCAGAATACGGTACAGGCACAGACACAGTTTTAAGAGCTATATTTAAAGTGCAAAGCGGTAGTTATATAGCAAACAACAACTTATTAGGTGCTCTTAATTTAGAATTTACAGATGATTTTGTAGGTGAAATAACAAAAGTTAAACTAATAAACATATCTACAACTTCATCATCTGGTCAAGCTACTCACTGGAACATGGATACCAGCGCTTTAAACCAAACACACTCTTTAAGTTTACCTACACTTTACTATGGTGGTAACAACTCTTATTCTGGTTTCAACTGGGATGGTGGTAGAGAGGTTAATTTTATAAATCAAACATTTACACCTTCTTTAGGTGCCGCTAGCACGGCAACTTCAGCAGACGGCTACAGTTTGGTGTTTACAATATCAGAAGCTGTTGATATAAACGGAACATCGTTAGGCGCTGTTGATGGCGAATTACAAGGCTTTGTTCATTGCGCACATGACGGTACAAGCTGTACTGGTTTCAGTTTTACGGGTATAGATACAGCTGGAGATTACGAAATAACGGGTAATTTTGATGGTTCAGCTCCAACAATTATTTCAGCTCCTACCGGGTCTGCTGTTTTAGTCACTTCGTCTACCGAATCAGATGCTAGTTTAGCTAATCAAATTTACTTCAACCCTGTAGATAATGCTGATTTTACAGGTAATATAAATAATATTTCTTTAGTAGATATAACAAACTTTTTTAGCGGTGGTACTGCTAGCGCTTTTGCTTTTGGTGGCTTTAACACAACAACTCAAGATTTTATACAGTTTGACTTAACTAATGAAAACATACAATTTAATTCAGCTCCAGCAGCTGGCGGTGTGGCAGACGGCCCTGTTAGGTTAACACAATACATACCTAACGTTTTAAACACTGGCGAAACATTTAGAGTTAAATTTGATTATACTAATATAACTGGAGAGCTAAATGGTTATTACTTTAATAGCGCTGGCAAAGGATTTAGACTAGACACTATTAGCAACACTGGTGTTTACAATCAAAGATTTGAAATAGGCGATGATAATCATGATGACAGCACTACAGGAATTTGGCCTAACGGTGAATTGAAAAACACATTTGTTATTTATGTTCAAACAGGTGATGTTTCAGGAACAATAGATAATTTAGTTTTACAACAAGAGTTTCCTGGTTACGAACCAACTACTGTAACTTATAGTGAAGACGTTAAAGGTTGGGTAAGTTTTAAATCTTTTGGTGGTGTTAATATTAACGGAGAAGAATTAACGCTTGATTATGGAGTTAGTTTAGCTAAAAAGTACTTTACAATGCACCAAGGGCGTTTGTATGAACACCACATGCAAGGCGCGCCTAGAAACACTTTTTACGGTATATTTGTACCATCAACTTTAACAGCCGTTTTAAACGAATCACCTTCTATTGTAAAAATATTTAACACTTTAAATTACGAAGGCAGCCAGTCTAAAGTTAAGCTTTTTGAAACTAAAACAACAGACGATGATATAAACGAAATACAAGAAACTTTAAGCAATATAAATATTCACAACAGCACTCAAGCTAAAGATGGTTGGGCTGTAGACACGAGTTTAGGTGGATATATAAAAACAGACAAACAACAAGGTACATTAATAGAATTTATAGAAAAAGAAGGTAAATGGTTTAATTACATTAGAGGTGATGGCTCAGATGTTAAAACAGCTGATTTAAGCTTCCAAGGTTTAGGTATAGTTACTAACACACCTACTATAGGTTCATAAAATAAAAATTATGTTTAAATTACCAATACAATATTACGGAGGAGGGGAAGAAGGAGGTAGATCAACACCACCTCCATCTAAAGATGATGAAACTGGTGGAGACACTCAAGTTGTAAAACTAGGCAAAAGAGTAGCTACTGTTGATACCACTATAAAAGTGCCTACTGTATCTTCTGTTAAAATAAACACAGGTAGTTTAAAAGCCATATCCGCTGGTAGGCCTTTAACTATAAAAGGAGACGAGGGCGCTGAAGTTATAATTAATATAGTTGCTACTTCTGGTAGTGATCTTGGTAAGTTTTACAATTTTACTACAAACTCTTTTGATGATTTAGCTAAGTTTGATAATCAAAACAACTTGCGAGCAGTTATAAAAAACGGAGTTTTTACATCACAGATAAATTTTCCAGCTAGCGGCGGTGATAGTTATAACATTATAGTAATAGCACCAGGAGACAAAGATACTAGATTAGCTGGTGGTATAAGCCGTGGCGGTAATGTTACCGCTAAGTCAATATCTAGAGTTGCTAACGCTGAGGTTACGTTGTCTATGTCTACTGATAGCGCTGCTGACGGTACGGCTAACTATGCTACTTTTCCTACTGACGTTACGTCTACAAACTCTCCAGTTAAAACAGGTAACACTCCTGTTACAATAGACTGGACGGTAACTAATGTTTCTTCAGACGCGGGCGGTTTTGGTTTAAAATTAGCTAGTGACGAAACTTTAAAAGATTTTGATTGGAATAGCGCTTGGTATTGCTCAACTACAGAAAACGTATCAGATAATCCAGCTGGTGACGGTGTTAGTAGTAGCACTGTTGTGGTAGCTGATTTAACAGATCTTTATGTTGGTTTACAGTTGATTTATCACAAAGGAACAACAGCACCCTCAGCAACAACGTTTATAAAAAGTATAGATGTTTTAACAAAAACTTTAACGTTCTCTACTTCACAAGCTTTTGAAGACGGTGAAACTATGACTTTTAGAGGTTACGGTAAAAGATTAATAAACAAATCCACTGGTTTAGATGTTGATTTTGGTAAATTTACAGCTACAGCTGCAGAGTTAACTAAAACTGTTAGAGATGGTGGTGGTGGCGTTACTGACGCTGTAGACGGAAATAGCACCACTATAAGTTTAAACGGCACTTATGGCATAGCTGGTGGTAATACTGTAACTTACAAAGGTGCTGGTGTTGATAACTCAGCCGCTAACGCGGTAACATCTGTTAGTGCTAGCTCTTCTGCTGGTAGTATGGTGGTACAAAATGCACAAACGCTAACAGCTGGAACTAAGTTGATATTTAAAGGTTGTTCTCAAACAGTAAAAATAAAAGGTAGAGTACTTATTAAAAAATACCCTACAAGCAATAAAACTATATATTTAGATTTAGATAAATTTATAACAGTGGGCGCAGGCTCTTAAAACAAAAAAAATGATTATAGAATTAGAAAAAGACATACATAACATATCTTTGCAGTTAGGCGACATTGTTTACGCTGTGTCAGCGCCCACGGAACAACAAGATCAAAAAACTTCTACTGGTGATATAAAAAAAGTAGGTACGGTTATTGGTATTAGCGGTAATCAAATAACCGTAAAAGATAGTAGCGTTACTTATACGCCACAACAAGATGAGTTTATTATGTTTTCAAAAGACAAAAACGCTAACAACACAAGTTTGATTGGTTATTATGCGGAAGTTAAGCTAACAAACGATTCAACTGAAGAAGCTGAATTATACGCTTTAAGCTCTGAAATAGCTCAATCTAGTAAATAAACAATAAAAAGTGTAATTATAAAGTAATAAAAAACAATAATATGGAATTTCACCCTAAATATCGCAAACAATTATTTATAGGCCAGGTTATAGCGGCTTTTGTAGGTGCTAGCTCTGCTAGTAAAGCAAGAAAAGAAGCGGCGGCTAGAGCTGAAGAACAGTCACAAAAAGCACTAGAACGTCAAAAAGCTGCTAGAGCTAGAGTAGAAGAACAAAAAGCCAGATACGCACAGTATCAGTTTCAAAATCCTTTTGAAGGTATGGAAAACCCTTTTGAAGATTTAAAAGTTAGTACAGAAGCAGCTGACTTTCAAATGGAACAAGCGGCACAACAAAGAGCGAATATTATGGCTGGTTTACGTGGTGCAGCTGGTACTAGTGGTATAGCTGGTTTAGCGCAAGCGTTAGCTAACCAAGGTGTAATACAAGCAAGACAAGTTTCAGCTGATATAGCTAGACAAGAAGCAGCAGGCCAATTAGCTATGGCTAAGGGCGCTATGGCTATAGATCAACTAGAAAGACAAGGTCAAGCGGCTGTACAACAAGCTGAATCAGCAAGAGAAGCTACAATACTGGGTATGGAGTATGGTGCTTTAACTGGCGCTAGTCAAGCACAACAGCAAGCTTCACAAAATCAAATGTACCAAGGTATAGCCGGTATGCAGATGCAACAACAAAACATGTTAGCATTAGCTAGCTTATCAGGTGTAGATGGGCCTTTAAGTAATTTATTTGGCGGTATGGGTGGTCAACAAAGAGTAAACGTAGGTGTACCACTAGGGTTACCAAGTAGTGCGGCAGCCGCAACAGGTGGTTTAATGGGTAGTTTGACTCAAGATCCAGTTTTAACACAACAAATAACTACGCCTTCTTATTATAATATAACAGATCAAAACCAATAAACATGGCAATAACAATAGCAGGAAAAGCAGATAACACATTAGTAAAAATGTCGGCATTAGCCGAAATGGCAGATAAACCAGCTGACACTTCAGCGGTATCAGATGCCTTGTTAGAATCATACGGTCAGTTTATGATCGGTATGGGTAAAGTATATGATAACGAAATGGCTAAGTTGGAAGCTGAAAAAAAACCACTAGAAGATGTTTTCGGTAAAGTTATATCAGAAGTTAGTAACGGAACTTATACTAACGAAGAAATAACACAAGTACAAGGTTACATAGATCAACTTAGAGAACAATATAAAGCTATACCTAGAGGTAAAAAAGGTGAAACACAGCGCCAACAATTACAAGCTCGTATAAATAAATTTTACAACAGCTACGAAGCTGGTGGTGGTGAAAACTTAACTTACGCTAAATTGATAGATAATGGCGAGTATGATGCAAACAATATGGAAGGCTTTATAAAAGGCAGAAGAATAAGCAACGCCGAGTCTATGGAAATATTTAACAAGCTTGGTAGTAAAGATTATCAATTAAGTTTTGAAAACGACGAAAAAAATTATAGAATAAAGTTGAAAACCGGCGAAACGATAAATGTAGCACAAAGCGAGCTTAGTGGTATATTTGCCACAGATCAACCAGATGCTGAAGGCAACTACGACACCGTTGATGCTTTTTACAAAACATTAGGTCAAGCTGAAGGTTCTGTTTGGGACGCCACCGAAGCCAGTAATAACATACAAAAGAAAGTTTTTACAACAGATGGCGCTTTTGCTTATATAATAAAAAGAGCGCAAGGTTCAGCGACTATGTCTTTTCATGAAGCTTTACACAAAGAACAAGGCTTTATGACAGCTGAAATGTTTAAAACTTTAGGCGAAATAGATCCTAAGCTTTTAGAAAAATACGATACAGATGGTGATGGAGATTTAGATGCCGGTGATTTTCAAAATCCAGAAAATTACAAAAAGCTAATTAGCATTTTAACAAACACTAAAGATCCTGATTTTAACAGAAAATGGGCTTATAAGTTTGCTGCAGACTGGCACGCTGGTAAAATGAAAGACTCTTTTGACGCTGGTGAAAAAATGAGGAAAAAAGGCGGCGGCGGTGGCGGCGGTGGTACTACCACTTACCCTTGGGGAGCTAATAAAGGGCAGTCTAGACCTATTGAGAATATACTATCATGGTATCAAGGCGATATGGATTTAAATACTCTTAATAAATCTTTAGGAGGAGATGAGATAATTTATGATGAAGATACTGAAGAGTGGATATATTACGATCTTTCTTCTGGAAATGAAATTCCTATATCTACAGGACCTGGCGTAGATGGTGAGCCGATATTAAATATTATATCAAAACTTTGGAAAAACAATAGTACAGCTTATGGTAACAAGATGGTTGACTTTGATTGGGACGCTTTAGAATTTAACGCTGAAATAGCAGGTGCTGGTGATGATCAAAATAAAAATAAAAAAACAAGCGAAGGCCCAACTCTAAAAGCTTTAATGTTGAAACAAGGAGATTATCAGTTTTTAAGCAACAATGATCGTAGAAAACAATTGAAAGATTTTATAAATAATACATATGATTTTGGAGATAAAAAAGTTAGGGTTGCTATGGGGCTAAGGGCATCTCCAGGACAAAATGTTCAAATTATAACTAAATTTGCAGGAGGAGGACAAGAAAGAACAAAGTTTACGTTTACGCAAAAAGGATTTGCAGATCTACGTAAATATTTAAAAGATTTACAAGAAAATAAATAAAAAATGGCTGACAGAAAAAGATATAAATCGTTTAAAGATGCACCTGATTTTGACACAGACTCTTCTTTAGGTTTGTTTGCAAGAAACAGAAACACTAAAGAACAAGAAGAAAATAAAACAGGTTTAGATAAAATATTCAATATAGGTAGAGAATATTTAGATGCTGTAGTCGGTGGTTGGAAGACTGGTAGGGTAACAGAAGAGTATTTAGAAGTTTTTAAAGGTGATTTTAGTGACGAAACTATAGGCGCTATGATTAAAGCTGGAGACGAGTTAAACGCGTTGCCTCAAAGCGAAAGAATGATGGACTTTCTTGAAAGAGCCAAAGACAAAAGTTTTTTTGGCGCTTTAATAGAACTAGCTAAAAAAGACGGGGCTTTGATAGCTTCACAAGTAGCTTTACAATCTATGTCTATGATGGCTGGTGCTGTTTACGATAGTGGTGTAGATTTATCTCAAGGTAAAACACCTGACATTTTTGGTTATATGGCAGCGGGAGCTGGTATAGGTGCTGGAACTGGAGCTGGTGTTGGTACTTTTGTTCTTCCTGGTATTGGAACAGCGTTTGGTGCTGTCACTGGTGGTGCTGGCGGTGCTTTAGGCGGTATTTCCACTGGATTAGAAAATGGTTTAACTTTTGTAGAATTGCTTAAAGAAGAGTTAGCAGCTATAGATCAAGACATGACAGAAGAAAACGCTAAAAACTGGTTGCAAGACAAAGAAAATTATAAAAAAATAAAAAACAAAGCTTTAAAAAGAGGTTTGACTATTGGGGCTGTTGATATGTTTACCGGTATAGCTTCAGGTGGTGCGGCTAAAGCTATAACGGGTACAGGTACACAAATAGGTAAAAAGTTAACCGATCTACCTATAAAAACACAAAGATTAGCTCAACTAGGAACTGGTGCTGTCGTAGAGGGTGCTGGTGGTGGTGTTGGTGAATTTTTAGGACAAAAAGCAGCAGGTCAAGAAATAAACACCGCTGATATAATATTAGAAGCTTTTGCTGAAACGCCTGGCGCGGCTATAACAACACTACCGGCTATGTTCAGTAAAACACCAGAGTATTTTATAACAGAAAATGGTAAAAAAATAAAATACACTAAAAAACAATTTTTAAACGCTATAGATGGTTTAGACGATAGCGCTTTAGCTACATTGGGTATTGATATAAAAAATGATGATAATTTTAAAGCTCAGTTGTATGACAGAATGAACTCTTCTTTTTTAAGAACACAAATAGATCCTAGAGTAAAAGACGAAAAAACAATAAACAAAATAATAGAGTTAGAAAAAGAAGCTCAAAAGTTATACGGTAACAAAACCGTATCAGGTAAAGAAAGATTAAAAGAAGTAAAAGCAGAAATAAAAGAGTTAACGCAAACAGACGCTAAAATGACCGCGGCTGATAGAGCTAAAGTTAAAGAAGCTGAAGAAATAAAAAGAACTAGAGAGCAATTAAATATATCAGAAAGCATAGAGTTTGCTGAAACTCAAGGCGAAAGAATAGGTAAATCAGTTTTAGTTGTTGAAGACAACGAATCAGCACAAGACGTTTACAATCAATTAATACAAGCTGCTCCAGATCAATTTAAAGCGAAAGACATTACTGGTCAAGACGGTTTTATAGTTGGTGACGTTATTGTTATAAACAAAGATATAGCTGGTAAAAGTGGCGCTATAAGTGTTGGATCTCACGAGTTGTTACATGGCGTGTTAGCTAAACATTTAGAACAAATAGGCACAGAAGGTGCTAGGGCTCTTATAAAAGATTTTAGAAAAGTACTAAGTAAAAAACAAGAACAAGCAGTTTTACAAAGATTAGAAGATAATTATGTTTTTTTAAGAGACAAGAAAGGTGAATTTATATTAGATGAAAAAGGCAACAAAATAAAAGACGCTGATTTTGATATAGAAACAACAGACGAGTGGTTTACAGCTTTCTCTGATGCTATAGAAAAAGGCGAAATAACTTTTGATGAAGGCATTTTTAGTAAAATTAAAAATACAATACATGAAATATTAAGAAAATTTAATTATTTAAAAGAGTTTGAAACTGGTAGAGGCGCTTACAACTTTTTAAAAGAATATAGTAAAAATATAGAAGCCGGTAAGTTAGGTAAAAGAGCTATGGCTTTAGCTGGTGAAGGTGTAGCTGTAGAAGGTATAAAAGCGTCTAAGTCTAGTGCTGATAGAGTAAATAAACTTTACGACGACAGAGGCGTAGAAGCTGCTGGAGATATATCTGTAGAATATAGAGGTATGGCTGAAAACATATTTAACAGAGCTGTTGATATGGCTGAAGGTGATATAAAACAAAACTTAAAAGACAACAAAGAAGATATAATAGCTGGTATACTTTACGATCCTGGCACTGAAACTAGAAAAGGTAGAACTGTTTTAGGTTTGGTAAAAGATTACCCTGCTTACGTTAAAAAACAACAAGAGGCTGGTAAACCAGTAGCACCGTTAGCAGGTTTTATAAACAACATGTTACCAGACAGAGCTAAGGAAATTTTTAAACCTTACGGTGTAGACATGGCTGTAACTAAGTCTATAACGGATGAAAAAGTAGCTAGAGAGGTAGCTAAAAAAGAAGCCAAAGAAGACATAGAAACAAAAATAGATACAAAAGAAAAAGGCCCAAGAGAATTAAAAAGTTTAGACGATGTTAATTTAAACGATGAAGGTGTAATAGCTGAAGAAATTTTAAATAAAGTTAACGAACTAGTACAAACAAATCCTAAAAATTTAAAACAACAGTTATTGGCTTTAGTTGAAAAAGAATTTACCAACGCTATTAAAACGCAAATGGGTGGAATAAGTAAAGTTAAAGGCGAGGTGGTTGTTAGTGAAGAATATAAGGCTTTTCACGCTTTAGAGTTTGACAATATAGTAAAAGCTTTACCTATTAGCGTTATTAAAAAAAATTATAACAATTTATTTGAAATAAAAAAGTTAGCTAGAGAAAAAGATAAAAGAGTAGATCCTGTAACTGGTAAAGTAACTTACCCAGGTAAAGGTATATATCAAGTTGATCCAGTTAAAAAATCAGTGTTTGGTAAACACTTTTTAATAGGTGGTTATACAACTTTATTAGCAAGACAAAAAAAGTTAGCAGAGCACATGGCTACAGCTAAAGCAAAAGCAGCTGTAGACAATTACATAGAAGAAAACTCTAACGACATAAACGCTGTTGTTAGATCACAATTAGAACAAGCTTTAGAAATTTTAGATAAACAAAAAGGTGAAAACAGAAGTTTTGACAATATTAAGTTTCACAAATCTATAATGAAAGAAACAATAAGTTTGTTTAATACTGGTAAATACGGCACAATGGGTAACGCCTTAGAACAAGCTTTAATGAACCATATAAAAAGATACAACATACCTGGTTTAAGATTTACTGTAGAAGAAACAGGAGAAAAAGGCGGTATGGCTGACTTGGTTTTTGACTTTGGTAACGTGCGTTATAACGTTGAAGTAAAAATGACCGACAAGGTTCCTATGGGTAGTACTTCGGTTAATAAATATGATGTAAATAAAGACTTGAGTTTTGATTTATCTAAATCAGATAATGAGCTTTTAAATGTTGTAGCAGAAAAGTTAATGAAAAAAGCTAAAAAGCAAATTAAAGCTTACGTAGAAAGAGCTAATGAATTAATAGAAGAATATAACCAAGAGTACAACGACAATTATAAACCAATTGGCGAAATTGGTCCTGATATGGTAAAGAAAAAAGCAGTTATGCCAGAACCCGTGTACGATCAGTTAAAAAACGAGGGGTATGGTGCGGCTATAAACAGAGTTTTTGAAACAGGTGATGAAAAAATAGTTGTTAAGCACTATGCACTTAAACAAGCTATTATTGACGGTAAAAAACAACTAGCTCCAGTAAGACAAATAGAAATATTAGGGCAGTTTTTTAGATTATCAGACGAAAGCCCTTTTGACTCTATAGTTCCACTTTTAAAAGGTAAAACAAAGTCAAGATTAAGAGTTGATAAACTTTCTAGACAGATAAAAAAAGACGGTAAAAAGTTAAAGTTTAAAAACAAAAATGGTCATGGTGAAGTTCCTTTTAAACTAAGAATAACGCATACTTTTACAGAAGTAACAAACAGTTCTCCTTATTCGTTAAGTAGAAAAGAAGATTTACTAGCAATTTTACCTAAGTATTCTAGAACAACACCTGGTTACTCAAAAGGTTTAAACTTGTTATCAAAAGCCGCGGTTAACAGTAGAAACACGGTTAAATATAGTAAGTCAAGAGGTATGAGTACTTTTGATTTTGACGAGACACTTATAATAAAAGGTAAAAACTTTGTTACAGCTACAGATCCTGCAAGTGGTAATACTATAAGGGTTAGCTCAGAGCAGTGGCCTACTAAAGGCACAGAGCTAGCACAACAAGGTTATGAATTTGATTTTACAGACTTTGTAAATGTAAGAGGTGGTATTGATGGTCCTTTGTTACAAAAAATGAAAAACCAAATAAAAAAGTTTGGACCTAAAGATGTTTTTGTTTTAACTGCTAGGCCAGCTAAAAGTGACACAGCGATACACGGTTGGTTAAAAACAAAAGGTATAAACATACCTATAGAAAATATAGTTGGCTTAGGTAATAGTACTGGTGAAGCTAAAGCCACATGGATGTTACAAAAGTTTACAGAAGGTTATAATGACATGTATTTTGTTGATGACGCTTTATCTAACGTTAAGGCTGTTAAAAACGTTTTAGATCAACTAGATATAAAATCAGATGTTCAACAAGCTAAAATCAAGTTTAGTAAAACAATAAACTCTGACTTTAACAGTATATTAGAAGAAGTTAAAGGTGTACCTAAAGATGAAATAATAGACAGAGTTACAGCTAAAAAAATGGGAGCTAAAAAAGGTAGATTTAATATATTTGTACCGCCTTCTAACGAAGATTTAAATGGCATATTATATATGTTTATGGGTAAAGGTAAAAGAGGTGAACAACATAAACAGTTTTTTAAAAAAGCATTAGGTGATCCTTTAAATAAAGCTTATAGAGAGTTTTACAACGCTAGACAAGCTATAGCTAACGATTTTAAAGCGTTAAAGAAAAGAATACCAAATGTACGTAAACAGCTTGCAGCTAAAGTACCAAACACTAATTTTGATGTTTCTGACGCTATAAGAGTTTATTTATGGGACAAATTTGGTTTTGATATACCAGGTATATCAGAGGCTAATCAAAAAAAGTTAGTTAACTTTGTAAACGATAATAGTGATGTTAAAGATTTTGCCGAAACATTAAGCGTTATTTCTAAAGTTGAAGAAGGCTACGTTACGCCTAGTGAACACTGGATAACTGAGTCAATACAAGAAGATCTAATAAAAGCTACAGATAAAGTACGTAGATTAGATTTTTTTGAAGAATTTTTAACTAACGCAGATATAATATTTTCTGAAGAAAATTTAAATAAAATAGAAGCTATATACGGAACTACCACAAGAGATGCTATATCGGACATGATGTATAGGATTAAAAACGGTACTAATAGAAGTTTTGGTAGCAATAAGTTCGTAAACGAATTTATGAACTGGATAAACGGCTCTATTGGCGCAACTATGTTTGTTAACGTTAGATCTTCCGTGTTACAGACTTTGTCTACTTATAACTTTATAAATTGGACAGACAACAATCCGTTTAAAGCGGCTAAGGCTTTTGCTGATCAACCTCAATTTTGGAAAGATTTTGCAATGCTGTTTAACTCTAACATGTTAAAACAAAGAAGAAAAGGTTTAAAGTCTGACATTAACGCTTCAGAAATAGCTTCTTTTGTTAGAAAGTCAGATCGCCCTGTAAGAGCTGCTATAAATTGGTTACTAAGTAAAGGTTTTTTACCTACACAAATTGCAGATAGTTTTGCTATTGCTGCTGGTGGTGCCACAATGTTTAGAAATAGAGTTAACACTTACGTGAAACAAGGTTTTTCGGTCAAAGAAGCTGAAAATAAAGCTTTTTTAGATTTTGCTGAAATCGCAGAAGAAACACAACAGTCTGCAAGACCAGATAAAATATCACAACAACAAGCATCTGTATTAGGTAGATTAATACTGGCTTTTCAAAATACACCTATACAGTATATGAGGTTAACTAAAAAAGCTATGTTAGACTTAGTTAATCGTAGAGGCGATGCTAGAACTAACATATCTAAAATAATTTATTACACCTTTGTTCAAAACGCTATATTCTACAGTATGCAGTCAGCTTTATTCGCTTTAGCTTTTGGTGACGATGATGATGAAAAAGATGAGTTTTTTAAAAAGAAAAAACAAAGAGTGGCTAACGGTATGATGGATACTATATTAAGAGGTATGGGTATTGGTGGTGCTGTTGTGTCTACAATAAAAAATATGGCTATAGAGTTTGCTGAGCAAAGAGGTAAAAAGTATAATAGAGATGAAGGTGCTTTAATAATAGAAGCTTTAAATTTATCTCCGCCTATTGGTATAAAAGCTAGAAAAATAGATGACTTTCAAAAAGGTTTTTTTTGGAACGAAGATGTTATGAAAGAAATGGAGTTGTTTAACTTAGAAAATCCTATTTGGGACGCTACTAGTAGTTTGGTTCAAGCAACAACTAATGTGCCTTTAAACAGGTTGTACAAAAAAGCATCTAACATAAGTGAGGCTTTAAACGCTGAAAACGAAACGTGGCAAAGAGTAGCTTTAGCTTTAGGTTGGAGTAAGTGGAATCTTGGTATAAAAAGTGACGAAGTTGATAAAGTTAAAGAACAAATAAAAAAAGAAAGACAAAGTGGAACGACTAACGCTAGAGAAACATTTAAAAGAACAAGAAAAAAAGGATTTTAATTATGAAAAAACTATTAATACTATTTTTACTATTATCTAACTTGGCACACTGCCAAGACTTTTTAAAGAAAACATTTAAGTTTTCTACATTTTACGTAGCAGCTAATGGTGGTACGTCTATATCAGATGTAGATATATTTTCTGTTACTGATGGCTTACAAACACAAACTATAAAAACGCCTTTTGATTACAACTTTACTTTTGGTGTTAGAAAAATAGCTAGGTTTGGTTATGAAAACAGAGCTAACACGTTTTACGATGGTACTGAGTCTTCTTTTTCTGATGCAGCTACTATAGGTAAAGTAAAGGGTTTTGAATTTTTATTTGAAGCTGATATAAAAAGGCAAGAAGGTGTAGATTATTTAGATCAAAACCACTTTTTAAGGTACGTAGCGCCTAAATGGATATTTAAAACAGAGTACGTACAAGACGGTTTTGCTGATATAGAGTATTTTGAAGCTTCACAAAGATACAGACATAAAATAAATAATAAACTTTCGCTTAATGCTGGTGTACTAGAACGTTTCGCAGAGCCTTATGGTTATGATCCGTTAGAAGCTTGGACGCTAGCTACAGGTGATATACATTACACTTACTTAGCGATACAAGAAGGTTACAACATAGATGTGTACAATAGTATATATACAAACCCTGGTGGTGAAGTGGTGGCTACAAATGTAGAAGTTTGGGAAGCTGTAGCGGTACCAAACATGTTGTCTGATTACGTTGAGCGTAAAAAAGATGAATTACCTGTACAATGGAATTATTCGCTAGTATTAGGCTTTGATTATTATCATTACACTAAAAGCTTTTGGTTACACGGTTGGGGTAATTTACTACCTTATCATTATGATTTAGGAAACGAATATTCTTATCATAATTACGTAGGTGATCAATGGTATGACTACTCAGGTGGTTTAATCTTTGGATATAAAATAAATAAAAACTTGGGTATATTTGCAGAAGGTAAATATAATAAATATTGGAATAGAGAGTGGTACGACTTTAAGTGTGGAGTAAATTATGTAATCTTCTAAAGTATAACCCCTTAAATAATAAAATTATGAACTTTATAAATTCGTGGCAAAAAGGAAACAAAAAAGCTAAATATGAAATATGTATAAGATTAGGCAGAATAACCGTGTTTGAAGTAAACTTCTGCGCATGTGCTTGTGATGAAACTTCTTGTGCTAAATTTAGACTTATGTTACTTAACTTTGGATTTGAAATATAATAAAAATGGCAAAAGAATTAAATGAAGATACTTCCTTTAAAATAAGTATTAAAACCTTAGGTGGTATCGCTGTACTAATATTTACACTAGTAGGTATGTGGTTTACGTTGCAGGCTGACATAGAAGAAGCTAAAACACTACCAGAACCTGAAGTTTCTAAAATGGAGTTTCAAATGAAAGATAAAATGGTGCGCGATGCTGTTTTAAATACAGAGAAAAATGTAGAGAAGCTAGAAGAGCGTATGATTAGGATAGAAGATAAAATGGACAAATTAATTTTAAGATAATATGAAAGATACTTGGAAATTAACGGCAACTTATTTATTAATAATAATATTAATGTTGATAAGTGGTATAGCTATTGGACAAAACATTTGTAAAAAAGATGTATGCGTTGTTGAATTTAACGCTAGCTGGAACGAACAAAACTCTGTAAAGTACTTAGATAACTTGACAGACTGTGGCGTTAAACGTATAAGTATAGATGATGGTAGTTGGCAGTCAGATTATGATATAGTTGTTGTGCCTACCATTATAGTTTTTAACGGAGAAGAAGTTAAACGGTTTCAAGCTGATGTAAGTTTTTCAATGAAAGCTAAATTAGAAGAAGTACAAGCCGTTGTTGATGAAATATTAATGAGTAGTTTCTGATGTACACTTACAAAGCAAAATTAGATAGAGTTGTTGATGGCGATACTGTTGACGCTTACATAGACTTAGGATTTGATATTAGCGTACATAAACGTATCAGGTTAGCTGGTATAGACTCACCAGAGTCTAGAACTAGAGATCTTGAAGAAAAAGCTAGAGGTTTAGCTTCTAAAGATAGGCTAATTGATTTATTAAAAGATGGTAAGTTTACTTTAGAAAGTAAAGAAGTAGGTAAATACGGTAGAGTACTTGGCGTTTTACTTATTGACGACGCTAATAACAATTTTATAAATATAAATAACACCTTAGTGGAAGAAGGTTATGCTGTAGAATACTGGGGAGGTAAAAAGAAAAAATAATGAGAGACTTTATATCAATAATATTATTTACTTTATTTCTGCTCTTGTTTGGGTGGAATTTTATGAACGCTCAATGTCCTGCAGGTACTTGGAGTTTAAATGTTACT